GCGAAAGCGGGTGGTCTTCCACTTCCCCAAGTCCTGAATTTTCCAAAAGTAGTGCTTCTCAAGCTTCAT